CTACCCCTTGTGGGAGCAGCAAGTCGGCAGTTGCAAAGGTAATCGCATCCTTCTGGTACAGCAAGTTTTGCGGGTACGCAGTCGAAGCAGCACCAGTGAAGGTGATAAGCGCAGCATTTACAGGGAATGAATCCACAGTAGCTAGAGCATTACCTGAAGTGTAGATCGCAGGTGAAATAGCCACGTTAGTCCATGCACCGCCAGACGCTGTGTTAGTAGCAGTACAAACGAACTGTTGCAAGCTGCCGGTAGTTTGGCGAGTTTGTGGGTTCACTGCGTATACGTTAGCGATAGTAAACACGTCACCTTGGTTAATAGTAGCAGCGCCAGTACCGGTGTTCAGGCTGATGGTAGCTTGGCCTTGCGTACTAACTGTACCGTTAACTGCAATAGCATCCGCAGTTGAACGTGAACCAGTGGTGTGAGTTACGATAGACTGTGACATATTAACTTCATCATAGCCCAATACGCCTTCGCCCATCATACCGTTCTTGAACTGACGGGAGATAGTGCCGGTTGGGTTAAAGAAGCCCTTCATGCCTTCAACCAAGTTAGCGTTAGCTGCTGGGTTTACAGTTGCATAGCGGTTGCTCATTGGCGATGCGTACTCGTTCATCTTTTGATTACCTTGCAGCAGTACCAAAGAGGTAGAAGGAGTAGTACCAGGAGTACCAACAGAAGAGTAGATGCTCTTGTAAGCATTAGCTACATCATTGTCGATGCTAGAGGCCAACTGGGAGATACGCGGTTTAAGTACACGTTCCGCGAAGTCGTCTAATTGCATTGTCAGCTCGGCGCTTGTGAAGTTAATGCCGATATGCTTTTGCGAAGAAACGGTCAAGGTTGTGTACTGCTCATTGTCGTCCTGTACTTGCAGGGCGGCTCCATCAGTTACTAGAGCGCGATCTGGTAGACGGATACGCAGAGTAGATCCAATTTTTGCACCTTCAACGGCAAAAGAGTCGTCGTAGGCACGGTTACAGTTACGGGTGATTACCAGATTGTTCTCTAGGATTTCTAGAGACTTTCTGGTAATCATGTCAATCGTTAATAGCGAGTTACTCATTTTTTCCTTTCAAATATATCAATACGTCTTAGACGCTTGCTGCTTTACCTGTCTTGCTCTTTCGGCATTGATCCATTCTGTAGTCGTCATAGTTTTCATAGAACGAGGGTCAGTTGTATCATACGCCGGTGAGCCACTGCTTTTGGCAGTAACTGGTGAAATCGGTGCAGGCGCACTAGACGTTCTTTTTACTGGTGGATCAGAAACCAACTTGGCTTCCAATTTTCCTATCTCTTTAGCCTGCGAGATTGGTGACAAACGTGAGATACGCTCCGCTTCCTTCGGATTAGCGCCAAGATAGTATGCTACATCTGGCCCTGCCTCGGAGGACTGAATCGCCTCTGCCATCATGGGAGTAATTCGTATGCTTGGGTTGTACGCGACTTGTTCAAAGTCATCGTACTTAGTCCTTGCATCTTCCTCTTTCTCATGATACGCCTCAAGAATGTCCGACTGTTGCTTCTTGTTGTCCCGTTCTATAAGTAGCTTTTCTGCTTTCTGCAAAGCCAGTGCATCGGCATAAGCATCAACAGTTTCAAACTGCTCAATAGGCGGTACAACAATAGGCGCTTGTGGACGATCTCTTTCCCACTTTCGCTGCTCTCTTGCAAGCCTCTTACTAATTGCGGCATCAAGTTCCTCCTGAGAGAATGACTTGGCTTCCGGCGGTGTTTCTACTGGTTCAGGTGTCGCCGTGACTACCGGTTCCGGCGCGGGTTCAACCGCTACTGGTACTATATCTTCCATCTTGACTCCTAAGAATCCCTAGCTAACTGAGCTAGTGCAGTTTAAACTTTGATTATATAGCACAAAGCATAGAATGGCGGTAAGTTAGTTCCTGTTGGGCTAACCCCCGCATCAGCCATAGTAATATTTGTAAACGCAGATCCAGTATTCAGGGTGTACGCATCTCTAACCGGACGTTGGTTAGAACCATTACCGCCTGCTGTATCAGTTCCTGGGGTGTATCCTGTTTGGGTGTGCAAGTGACCAGGGTCTGCTAGGTCGTGATGATGGAGTGGGAGCGCTGAGTCAGCACTACCGCCCGCAGCAGCAGGAAGGTATGTGTTACCCGCACCTATTACAAATCTGTCTCTTAAATCTGGCGTACCGTACGCTCCGTTGCACAATAGCCAACTTGCAGGGATGCTAGCTACTGATCCACTCCATATTACTATAACCCCTATAGGAACCGCTGTAGCTGCACTGGCTGCGACGAAAGCTGTAGTAGCTATCTGAGTAGTATCTGTTCCTGGAGCCGCTGTAGGGGCTGTAGGAATCCCTGTAAACACAGGGCTAATATTAAGACCACCTAAGTTATCGGCAGTCCAGATAACCTCGTCAAGAGCATCTGTAAGAACAAACTTGTACGAAGCGGTGGACAGCCAGATAGCCGCCTCACCTCTAACGTCTAGGATAACAGGGTTAGTGTTAGCGGTAGCCCCACCGTGGTCGGTATAAGTAGATAAAGGGTTGGTCGTGCCAGCCGCGTAAGTATATATCTTCCCGCCTATCAGGGGAGCGCCCGTAGCAGTCGTAAACTGCATTAACGGGGTAGGTGTTAGGGTAAATGCCATGTCTATTAACCTTTACGTGGGGGGGTGGGCTGCTACGTAATCCTCAAACTTCTTATTTAGCTCTTGTAAAGCGTTAACTAAGATAGGTATTAAGCTATCGGAGTTAAATTTTAGCTTGTCTAACTTTTCTGTATCAACTAATACGGGGCTATCGCCTTCTAGGGCAAGAACGTCCTGTGCTTTAAATCCGTACCTAACAATCCCCACAGGCTCGTCTGTCTCTCTATTCTTTCTAAACTTATACGCAGTAGGCTTGAGTTTAGTAACAAAGTCTAGCCCGTGTGGAACGGGGGCAAAGCTAGTCTTGTCCCGTGCATCCGAAACAATCGTCCAAGCTACCTGAACATAAGCATTAGTGACCGCAGTAGACCCAAGGCACATTCTGTTACTTTCTGTCGTTGGGTCAAATATAGGGGCATAAGACCCAGCAGCGCTGAAAGGTGTAATACCGGTATTACCAGAGCCAGTAGTAAGCGCAGCTAGCGCATTTATGCCTACACCTGTGTTGAAGTCACTATTGGACTGAGTTAAAGCTCCGTTGCCAAGCGCGGTGTTGTTGTTACCTGTTAGATTAGATGTCAACGACCCGATGCCTACCGCGGTGTTGCCCGACCCGCTAGTGTTGTTGTACATAGCTCCATAGCCTATACAAACGGTATTACCCCCCGTTGTAGTATCGTGCATGGCGTTCTTTCCAATAGCGACGTTTTGAGACGCTTGGTCAGTTACGAATAAGGCATCATTTCCTATTACTACATTTGCTGATCCGTACAGATTGGCTACATTAGCTCCATCGCCAATAACTACGCTCCACGTATCACCCGCTGCGCCGTACAGCCCTTTTAACGCCCCCTTCACAAATAGTTCGGATGTGGAAGGTTTAAATTTATAGTTCGGGTTAGATGTATATATAGTAGACGCGCTGCCAGTAGTGGCAGCCGCGAATAGTGGGTATAGCTGAGTAGCAGTTGCAACATCACTAGCTAGTGTTACTCCCCCACCTCCACCACCACCGCTACCCCCGCCCACTACTACATACCAATCATCTGTACCAGTTTTGGTACAAGTAGCAGACTCATACTGGGCTAAAACTGGGGCGGCAGGAGAAGCGCCTGCGGATAGCACGATTGTAGTGCCTGGGGTTACTGCGCTAATCGTAGTAATTCCTACGCCTATCTGTATTATGTTTAAAACAGTGCCAAGTTCAAAAGGTACAACCGCATTAGTAGGTATTAGAAAGGCATTAGCTGCTGCATTGCTAACAGTCACAATACGAGTAGCATCTGCTCCTACGGCGGTATAGGATGTGGTTGTCTGGGCATTGGGGGTATTTATTGTTACGTTACCCGCTGTAAGCCCTGCTGCTGTACCCGTTATGTTAGCCGCACCTAAAACTGAGGGGATACCAAGATCGGGGGTTACTAGGGTGGGGCTGTTTGCTAGAACAACTGCACCAGTTCCTGTAACTCCGTTAGTTATCTGAGTAGCGGGTATAGCTATAGTTACCGAAGCTGCGGCGGTAAACCTACCTTGAGCGTCTGTGCTAAAAGTACCTACCTGTGTAGCAGATCCGTAACCGCCTGCTGATGCAGCGCTGTTCGGCAGAATGTTGGCTATAGTTACTTGGCTAGTAATACCTCCCTGTACTATGGGGATTAACTCTGGCCCTGTAGTGGGTGTGGTAGCCGCTGGTAAGTCAGATATTTTTATATTAGCCATAGTTTACTCGTAAATAAATGTAGCTGCTACCGTTCCGCTAATGACCACGTACAAACCGCTAGAGAAGAAAATACCACCTTCAGACGGCATCAAAGGATACATAGTAGCCGCAGTAGGTGTAAATACACTGATAATCGTCTTAGTCGTGGTACCGTTAGCCGAATCGTAGATTGTAATGGTAGGCGTTGCACTGGCCGCGCTTACGAATATACCCTTCAGCTTACCGGCTGAAGTCTTTAGGTTAGTAGTTGCTGATATGTTCCGATAGTCTGACATTTTATTCCTTTATGCTAAGAAGCGAAGTTTATACAAAGTTGAAAGATACAGCCCTACAATTTCATCAATTATGTTATGGATAGCTGTATCGCTTTTATCGACTACATCGTACCTAACGCTCTCGATTTCATCAAGTTGCCCCTGCAAAAACTCAGTGATATTAGAGCTTTTCTTAACACCTGGGAGCTTTACTTGGCCTATTAACCCATGCCTACCTTGATAGGCTTCAGCAAAGGTGTCTGCTAGTGGCACTATCTCATCGTAGAAGGTATTTAAGGCCATGTGCTTTGCAAAGCTACGGGTATTGAGATGTGCTGAGTGAGCCACATCTCTACCTAAGAACAATATCCCTACAAAATCTGATGCTTTCATTGTTGCTCCGGACTAACATTAGGCATCTGTGGTGGGGCCATTTGTTGCTCCTGACCCTCATTAGGCATTTCAGCCCCGATGTCCTCATCTCTACCTGGCATTTCGCCTAGCAAGTCTCCGCTGCTAAGCATACCATGAATAGACCCCATTACTATCTCTTGTACGTCTGATTCGCTCAAACCACCTTGCAGGGCGGTGATACGTTTAGTCTCAGCGTCGTACATCTTGACTGATGCTTCAAACTCTTTGACCTTCAGAGTCTGATCTTCTATGGACTTATGGACATTCTGCAACATACCGTGCATTTGCTCCATTTCCTTGCCCATCATCTCTATTTGTTGCTTAGCTGCTTGCATCTCCGGCGATTCGTCGCTATCTGCTAGTAACTTCGGATCTATGGTCTTGGCAAAGCGTTTAGACATCTCCTCTGCTCCAGGCCAATCCATGTTCTTGATGAACAGATCGCCAGCTACTTGCCAGAGCTGCGGATTACCTTGCAGCAGTTGACCCATAGCCTCTAGCGACTCTTGACGCTTGGTCATGTAGCTTGGGCCTGTAGTCACACATACATCATATTTACCCACGCTTGGGTTGAATATTTTTTCAATAACAATACCATCTTGGTCAACTATCTTCTTGACAGGTTCTTGTTGGTTAGGGTCAATCTTAGCTGAATCTACCGATCCATCCACCCCTATGATGCGTGCTATACGCTGCGTGTCATATATTTTAGGTATCATATCAACAAGTTGACGAGTTCCGTACCTAACTGCTCTTGCTAGATTATCTACATAATGGTACGTACCGGTGTCAGACTGCTTCTCACGGGCCATAATAGCCTTACCAGAGCGCTCGTTAGACGTAGCGCCAAGGCTTGTGTCATACTGCCCAGTTGTACTCTTAATGTCGTCGCTAGCCCCTGCTTTAGCCTGCAAAAGCCCACTTGAAGCCATAGGTGGCTGTGAGCGTTCTGGCAGCGGTAGAGCGCCACCTTGACCGTCTGTTACATCTGGGTTTACTTCTAAATATGGCCAGTTAGTCGTGTTGGCTGTTTTCCATTGATTTTCATATCCCTCAAACTGACCGCCATAACCTATAAATGGAGCTTTGGGCGCTAGAGCCAGCATTTCGGCTTCTTGGCTAACCCAATAGTTGTACATACGTTGTGCATCTTTCGCATTACGTACCAAACCTGATACATACAACCTTCCGTCCACTTCATATTCGTTTCCGACTACACGTATTACAGGTATCCACTTACCAGCCCAATCCTGTGTTTCTAGTATTTCAAAGCCGTTAGTTTTGCACCATTTGACCTTTTTTACGTCTACATCGCGGTTTTTTATGGGCTTCATGCCCAATTCCTTCATGTGAGCGTCCTCTTTTGAGCCTTCAGTAGCACTTACGTTGCCGTGATACAGGTTTAGCTTCTCTTTAGTATGCTCAATGTGGAAATATTCAGCGATTCGGACTGTATCTTCGTTAATCCACTGCGATAATGACTGATCGCCCACGCCTTGCTGCAGTATGCTAGAAATTGGCGCTGCATCTGGGAATAATCGCTCGTATTCGAGCTTAGTGATGTCCTCAGTGATGAAACACCATTCAGCATCAGACCCACAAGGGTCTTGAATGGTTGGATCCATGTACACGCTGAACGAATTACGAATACGTCCGATACGAATGTCCTGGTCGAAGCTACCATCGTCGCAGTATTCTGTCAGCAGACGGAAATAGCCTTCGCCGTACGTTACTTGGTTCTCACAGGCTGTGTCGTAGGCTACGTCGGCATCCGAGATGTACTCAATGTGCCTGACAATACCATCAAATATCTCAGCTACCTCTACGTCGCCCTTATCGTCAGCAGGAATTACCTTGCCGCTTGGTCTGTTCTGTCTTTGGTCGTTGGTTACTTGCTTTATATGCTGCGGGAGCTTGTTGATGGTTAAACATGGTCGGGCATTGATCGTTTGCCCTTGTACAGAGCCTCGCGTCGCCAGTACATCTGCAGGCCATTGCCATTGGTTGTCTGGCGAGCCTGCTCCAAACCTAAGATCGTCAAGTTCATCCTCACGACTCTCCGACATAGCGGATACCGCCATCGTAAAGCGCGAACGCATCAACGATAGGTACTCCGCTGACTTTGATTCTCCGTCAGCTACCTTACCGACTGTATCCATGCTAGTCTGATCGTACGCCATTAACTTCCCATCCAAGAATTGATAACACCCTGCGGTGAATAGTTACTCTTAATCACCGCAGTATACTCTCTATGTGCTACAGGGAAAGCAAAAGTCACCGCGAGTGCGTCCGCAGCGTCAGGAGAAGCCAAGCCTCTTGCCCTCATCTCTTTCTTTCCCTCTAAAAATATAGTGCCAGACGAGTTTGGCCGTTTCATTGGGCCTGTCAAGTCTGCTTTTAGTTGTCTATCATCTGCTATACTAGCAGAGTTTAGCCATTCTCGCATACTATTCCACATTTCAGCACGTTTATTACCAAAAGCGATAGATTGTTTAGCTCTACTGCCGAAGTTAACGCCTCGTACCTTATACCTCTGTTCTACTAATCTGTCAAGTATACCATAACCTAGGCCACCTTCGTCAATTACTGTCAGCACTGGCTTGTATTCTTCCATCGCGTCGATGACCCGCCCGACGATGGTCATAGTGTCCTCACCTGAGTACCTCTTTATGGCCACCAAGTCCCGACCCTGGCGCACCACAATCACCGTACTATCCGCACCGCCCCGCGCCGGATCTACTCCTATAACTATAGGGGCGGTCAGGTCTTTATATCTCTCTCTAGCCATTGCATCGTCCACCAGCATCGGGCTGATGAACTGATCCTCACCCGCGCTGGGGAACTCCCCGTACACTTCAATCCGAGCCTGCGGGGAATCCTCGCCGTTCTCTGCGATAATCTGGGCATATACTTGCTTATCCGTGTCCTCTACTGTTCTTGCATCAACTATTCTGGTTTTCCAGAAGGCACGCTTGGCATGAAAACATTCAAAAAAATAACCCTCGTTTCTACGGGGGTTACTGAAAGCGAACCAGTACCTATCCAAT